TAAAGACAAAGCTAAAGAAATAACTAAAAGAGATTCATTAGGTGCAGCTTATGTTATGAAACGTATTAATAACTTTAGTAAACCTTATGATATAATAGTAGCTGAATATGTGGCTAGACCTAAGTTTCAAGATGACTTTAATAGGCAATTGTTTCTATTAGCTGAATACTACAACGCTAAAATTGTATTTGAAAATGATAGGGATGGTAACATATTAGCTTATGCTAGAACTAATAAATTACTGAACAGATTAGAGGAAGAGCTTACTGTATATGATTCTAATGATAACCCTAAACGTAAGTTAGGTAGAAATTATGGTGTGTCTATGTCTAATATAGAAGTTAAAAAACAAGCTGTCCAGTATTTTAGAGATTGGTTGTTAGCTCCAAGAGAAAAAAACGAAGATAATGAATTTGAATTAAATTTACACAAAATATATAGTATAGCTTTATTAGAAGAAATACTTAAATTTAGTTATGATGGTAACTTTGACCGACACTCAGCTATGTTAGTTGGGATGTTATACAAGAAAGAATTACTTTTAAAACCACAAGTTGAAATGAATCAAAGATCAGTATATGATGATCCTTTTTTCGTGGATTTAAAGTATAAGTTTGGAATAAGCTAAAATTATAATAAATTTGTAATTAAAAAGTAAAATGGCTGCACCGATAAAATATAATGCAAATATACCTGTACAAACATTAAGTTATACAGATAAGATAAAAGATGACTTTGAATGGGGTAAGCAGACTATGAGATCTTATATTAACAGATCGTATTTTGCAACAACTCAACATAAATGGGCACTTAAAAAACTATATGATTATTATAATGGCCATATAGATATAGATGACTACAGATTAATAACTGAACCATTTGGTAAAAAATTAGAAGGTGACTGGGCTGATGTTGTAAACTACCCTATTATTAAACCTAAAGTAGATTTACTATGGGGTGAATTTGCTAAAAGACCTAAAAACTTTAGTGTGTATGTAACTAATGATGATGTTACTAACAAAGCACTTGATGAAAAAAATAAAATAGTATTACAAAACTTAGAGCAAATGTTCGTAAATGAACTTAATGCTCAAGGAATTGATACTGGTATGCCTACTGAAGAGGTGCCAAAACCAGAAGAAGTACAAAAAGAATTTGCAAGTTCATACAGAGATAAAAGAGCAATACTTGGACAAGACTCATTAGAATACATACATCAGTATTGTAAATTACAAGAAAAATTTCATTTAGAGTTTTTCCATTGGTTAGTATCTGGTGAAGTTTATTCTTATAAAACAATTGAAAATAACGAACCATATTACGAAGTAGTTAACGTATTAGATTTAGATTACGATAAGGATCCTGATAATCAATTTATTGAAGATGCTGAATGGGTAGTTAGACGTAAGTATATGAACCCTTCTTCTATTGTAGAGTTTTTCTATGATGATTTAGGTAAAAATGAACAAGAAATTAAAGATGTCATTAACAAAATTGAAACTTTGGGTAGCAATACTACCGTATTCTCTGCTTCTGCTCCTAATTTGTATGATCGTACTGGGCCTCAAAATGTTTACAACCGTCTTGTTGAGGTTAAACACGTTGTTTGGAAAAGCAAAAAGAAAGTTGGCATCTGTACCTTCATGGATGAGTTCGGTGTAGAACAATCTATTGAAGTAGATGAAACATTTAAACCACTTAAAGAATTAGGCCAAACAGTAGAATGGTTTTGGGTAAATGAAATTTGGGAAGGTTATTTAATTGGTACAGATATGTACTTTAGAATACGTCCTATTCCTGTACAAAGAACTTCTTTAGATAATTTAGCTAAATGTAAGTTACCTTATAATGGTAGAGTATTATCTGCTATTAACTCTAGAAATATATCATTAGTAATATTAGGTGTACCTTATCAAGTACTTTATAATGCTACTTTCCACCGTCTTAAATTAGCTATGGCTAAAATGAAAGATGATATGATACAATTAGATGTAAATCTAAAACCTAAAAACATGTCATTAGATGAGTGGTTATTGTACGGTGATGCAACTAACATATTATTTATAGATAGAAATAAAGAAGGTTTTAGAGAATCATCTACACATCAATCTGTGCTTAGAATGGCATCTTCTACTATTCAATCTTATATAGAACTACTTAGATTTATTAAGTCTGAGTGGGAAGAAGTATGTGGTGTTACACGTCAACGTCAAGGTCAGATTAATACATCTGAAACTGTAGGTGGTGTAGAAAGAGCTGTAGTACAGTCTAGTTTAATTACTGAAATATACTTTACTCTATTTGATGAGTTTAGAGAAAGAGAGTATCAAGGATTACTTGACTACTCAAAATTTGCTTGGATAGATGGTAAGAAAACTTCATTTGTACTTCCAGATTCTGGTAAGATAGTTTATATGGATGTAGATCCTATTGAACACTCAGAAGCTGAGTATGGAATATTTGTAGCTTTATCAGGTAAAGCAGTTGAAAAACGTAAACAACTTGAAGCTCAATTACAAAACTTTATTCAGAATGGTGCCAAACCATCTATGATTATTGACGTAATTAACTCTGATAGTTTTACAGAACTTAAAGCTAAAATGCTTTATGCTGAACAAAAGCAAGAAGAGTATGCACAACAAACTCAGAAAATGCAAGCTGAACAACAACAACAGTTGGCTGCTCAACAAGAACAGTATGCTAATCTTCAACACCAACGTGAGTTAGAACTTATAGATAGAAAAGGTGAATGGGATTTACGTAAAACTGAACTTACAGCTTATGCTATAGATGAAGGGCCAAATGTAGAAGATATATCTAAAGCTGCAGAGTTAGGTTTGAAACAACAAGAACTTGGAATTAAACAACAAGAACTTGCTCAAAAAGAAGTTGATTCTCAACGTAAATCAGCTACTGAAAAATATAAAGCAGACATGGCATTCAAAGTTGCTAAAGAAAATAAGCAAAAAGGAGAGAAATAAAGTGTAATATAAAATAGGCGTTAAAAACAACTTTTAACGTCTGTTTTATAATATAAATATTAAATATTAATTTTACAACCGAAAATACATAAGATTATGAGTGAAATAGATGATTTAGATTTTGATGATGTAACTCTGGGAGCTACCTCGTCAGTTGATAATTTAATAGAAGATCCTATTAAAACAACAGAAGAAACTCAGGAACCTGCTGAACCTGAAACTAAAAAACAAAGAGGCAGACCTAAAAAAGATGCAACACCTACAGGAACTGAGGATGACAATACGTCAAAAGAAGAACCTACAGGAGGCAAAAAAGTCAATGATGTTGAAACGGATGAAACCGATACCGAAGAAGACAACGAAAATACTTCAACTGAAGAAGGCTTTATTAAATCTATTGCGGATAAATTAGGTATTGAATTAGGAGAAGACGAAGAGTATGAAGATTCTGAAGAAGGTCTAATTGAGTTTACTCAAAGGGCTGCTGAAGAATTTGCAGATGCTAAGTTAAATGGTTGGCTAGAAGCTTTACCACCAATAGCATCTAACTTTTTTGATTACTTACAGATGTTGGGTGAAGACGCAACTGAAGATAGAGTAAAATCGTTCTTTACAACTGTTAACCCAGAGATTGATTATAAATCTGTGGATTTAACAAACGAAGATATTCAGAAATCAGTAATGAGAACATTTTATAGAAAAATGGATTATTCTGATGAAGAAATAAAAGAAGCAATAGATGATTTAGAAATTGCAGGTACATTATCTAAACAAGCTAAAACAGCTTCAACTAAATTAGCAGCTATCCAAGAAAAAGAAATGGCTGGTTTATTAGAAGAAGAAAGACAAGCTAATGCCATTAAGAGACAAAACACTCAGAGGTTTTTTAGTAATGTAAAACAAGTAATAGAAAATGGTAAGGTAAATAACTTTACTATTCCTGTTGCAGAAAAGAAAGCAATTTTTGATTACGATACAAATGGCCAGTTTATGCAGGATATTAATGATATTCTTAAAGATCCGGCTAAACGTGTAGAATTAGCTATTGCTGTAAAAAATAAATTTAACCTGAATAAATACATATCAGCTGCAGCTCAAACACAAAAAGTTAATGGCTTACGTGATAAACTAAAGAATGGTACTTCTAAATTAAAAGGAGGAAATTCTACAAATGGAGTTGCAAATGATAGTATTGATTGGGATAATTTGGACAACTAAATTTAAAAACAAATATAAATAAACATGGCTAGAATTATCACAGCTCAAACCTGGAATGAAAGCATGAAAACTAACGATGCTTCTTTAGCACGTCAGTTAATGCTTCAACCAGAAAAAATCACTCCTGTACTTACCTATTTAATGGGTAACGAGGATAACCGTTTCCCTCTTCATTACTTATCAGAAGGTATGCGTTCAACAATGGAAATTGAAGGTGACGAATACGAATATGATGTAGTAGGTCGTATCTTCAAAGCCGTTCCACTTGCTGCAGCAGTTACTTTAGTTAACGCTGGTATTGGTTACGGTGAATTTTTAATGACCTTTAACGAAGGTTTATTTCCAAACAAGTATACCATTATCTCTCCTAGAGGTTACCAATTGGTTATTACTGATCGTAAAAACATTGGTTCTCAATGGCAATACAAAGTAAAAATTGCTGGTGCTAAATCTGCAAGTGAATTTATTCCTGCAAGTGAATTAGGTGCTGGTGCTTTGTATTCATTAGGTTGGTATGCTGCTGCTAGTTTCGGATCACGTGGATCTGAGTCTACTTCAACTGCTCCTTTTAAAGTTCGTGGTGACGTTTCAACTATTCGTAAGTCTTATGCTTGGGAAGGTAATGTTAAATACCGTGGTGCTAAAGGTGTTGAATTAGGAACTAAAGGTGGAGGAAGTAAGCAATTATGGTGGTCATTTGAAGAATGGCAACATAACTTGAGTTTCCGTAGAGAGTGTGAATCTAACTACTGGTACTCAAAATCAAACCGTGACATCAATGGTCAAATCAATGAACGTGATGAAGAAGGTAACCCAGTATATCGTGGTTCAGGTTTGTTAGAGCAAGTTGTTAACAAAGACACTTATTCAGAATTAACTGCTGAGAAAATTAAGCAAACCATTCGTGATACCTTCTTTGGTATGAGTGATGCTGAAAACAAACAAATCACTTTGTTTACTGGTACAGGTGGACGTGATGCATTTGATCAAGCAATGAAAGCTGAATTATTAGGTGCTGGTTACATTAAATTAACTGACAACCGTTTCGTAAGTGGTGGAGGATACAACTTAAAATTAGGTGGTTACTTCGATACTTATCAACACGTTGATGGTTACACAGTTAACGTAGTAACTAACCGTCTATATGATGAT